AATACATAGGTGCTTATTTAGATGGATATTTTTCAGATAAAACTTATTCATACGGATTTACTTATTTCGGAGAATTGAGAAAAGCGACAAAAAAGGCAAAAAAGAAGTGGAAACAATATAAAAATAAAAAACTATGAAAAGGATAGACTTTATAGAAAAATACTTTACCAATAATTTTTATTGGATAAATGCAGATAATTTCAAAAAACTGCAAGAAATAGGAATTGAAATGAATTGTGTAAATCCTATCGGAGAAAAAACAATAATTGATTTGCACGATGGATTTGTTAATTTAGGATTCAGAACAAAAAACGGAATTACTAAATTTCAAAAAGAATGCTTTTTAGTTCACGGACAAACAGCAACCGATTACAACGAGATGATAAGTGCTTATGAAAACTTATCGTAGTATTTGCCACTAACGTTCCCTCGCTTGGCTTAGTGCCGAGTACTGAAAAAAATAATTTCTAATTAAAAATAAACGTGATGAAAAACGATATAAACGAAAATAAGGCATTGAGCCAAACGATTGTTATGCAATCGGTTATTTTACCAAACGAATTAAGAATTGGTAATTTAGTTGGATATAAATTTGGAGAAGATGAAATATATGCAATAAGAAGTTTTGATGAAGAACACGTTTCTTTAAAAGATAACATTTCATTTGATTATATTGGTTATGATGAAATTGAAAGAATAAAACTCAATCATAATTGGTTAATTAAATTGACTGGTTTTTTTGATGATAATTATAGATTTGAAATTAAAGGGACTAGAACTACTGTTTTTTTTGATAACAAATATTTAACATCTTTGGATTATGTTCACGAAATTCAAAATTTATTTTTCTGTTTAACTGGTTCTGAGTTAACTGTTGCATAACGTTACGGTGCTTGTAGAAGCCAGCCTACACGCTCCTATGATTTCGGCTGGTAGCTACAAACACCTGTTATAAGAAGTAGCGAATAATTTAAAATAAAACGTAATTATGGCAGAATTTACATTAAAACTAAAAACATTAGAAGTAGTAAAAGAAAATACAAATACGCTTCTTGAACATTATAAACGTGGCGAAATTTCTAAATCCGATATTTTAGAATTAGAACAGGAGGCAATAGAAGATGAAGAATATGAAGTAGCAATTTCTATCAAGGAAGTTCTTGACTATATTTCTGCTGAAAACGAATCGTAGCTATTTCTTATAACTATCTGCTAACACCTATAAAAGTATTACTTTCTTATGGCAACACCTTTAAAATATAGTAAAGTCAAAGTAATTAAAATTACAGAAATCCAGCATCAAACTTTAAAGAAGTTAGATAGTTATAGGGTAAATGTAGCGCAGTTTGTAAGGGATGCAATAAGCGATAAGATAAAACGGGAGTATAAAGATTTACTCCCTAAACCTAAAAAAGAATATTGCCCTTTTTAAAATAAGATTATGAAACGTAAACCTAAACCGATTTATAAAATAATTTGTTAAAAGTTACGTTTGTAACGTAATATTTTGTACTTTTGCTATTATGGCAAAACGTAAATACATCGAAACACCAGAGATATTATGGGACTATTTTTTACAGTATAAAAAACTTGTAAAGAACAGTCCTATTTTAGTTAAGGATTGGGTAGGTAAAGATGCCGACCAAGTATACAAGGAAAAAGAAAAGCCTTTAACAATGGAAGGGTTTGAAAACTACTTAGCAGACGAGGAAATTATAAGCGATTTAAGCCATTATTTATGCAACTTGGATAATAGATATTCAGAATATGTAGGTATCTGTTCACGCATTAAAAGAAACATTCGTCAAGACCAAATCGAGGGCGGTATGGTTGGTATTTATAATCCAAGTATAACGCAAAGACTTAATTCGTTAGTTGAAAAGAACGAAACTACAATAGTATCAGAACAACCTTTATTCCCTGAGTAATGTTTATAAGAACAACGGTAATAAATAAGATTTTAGCTTTGACAAAATTTGTTAAAGGAATACAGGGAGGAACTTCGGCAGGTAAAACTTTCGGAGTTCTTCCCGTTTTAATTGATATTTGCGCTAAAACACCATTAATCGAAACCAGTATCGTTGCAGAATCAATCCCACATTTAAAAAGGGGAGCGATGAAAGACTTTAAAAAGATAATGATTGAGACGGGGCGATGGAATAATTCAAGATGGAACGCTACTGATTTTAAATATACTTTCGCTAACGGATCACAGATAGAGTTTTTTAGCGCTGATAATGATTCAAAATTAAGAGGAGCAAGGAGGGATTATTTGTATATGAATGAAGCAAACAATATGACCTTTCATGCTTATACGGAATTAGCTTCGAGAACAAAATTAGGTGTTTATTTAGATTGGAATCCTGTAAATGAATTTTGGTTTCATACTGATTTGTTAAACGATAGTGATGTGGACTTTTTAAAGGTAAATTATTTAGACAACGAAGCCTGCCCAGAAAGCGCCTTGAATTTTATCTTAAAAGCAAAAGAGAAATCAACTACTTCTTTGTATTGGGAAAATTGGTATAAGGTTTATGGACTCGGAGAGATAGGCTCGTTAGAGGGCGTTATCTTCAACAATTGGAAAACAATTGATATAATACCACAGGAAGCAAGATTAATCGGTTACGGGTTAGATTTTGGCTATACAAACGACCCTACAAGCATAATTGAAGTTTATCAATACAATGGTCAAAGATTAATAAATGAATTGTGTTATCAAAAAGGATTATCAAACAGTCAGATTGCAAAATTTATTACTACTAAACTACCTTGCTATTGTGATTCAGCAGAACCGAAATCAATTGCAGAGTTGAGAATGTTAGGCGTTAACTCAATAGCGGTAACAAAGGGCGCTGATTCAATTGTATTTGGTATTCAAACCATACAACAGCATGAATATTTAGTGACTTCAAAATCTTTAAACCTGATAAATGAACTTCGCAAATACGCGTGGGATAAAGACAAGCGAACGGGCGAAAAGTTAAATAAGCCTATTGATAATTTCAACCATGCTATTGATGCTTGGAGGTATCACGAAATGGAAACATTTGGGATAGGCGTTAAGAAATACACTACCAGAATAACCCTCTAAAAATAATTCAATTAATTACGCTATTGTATTAGTTTTTTCTATACCTTTGTAGATATGGATAGAATTAATCTATTAGAGTATTCCAAGCTTACCGACACGATACGGTACGATGCTGTATTGAAGCATTTAAAGCCTTGCAATAAGTTCGCGTGTGGTAAGGTAGACTTTAATAAATTGACTTACAAAGATGTGCGTTCGTGCTTACATTTAATGAAAACCATTAACGATTGGAATACAGCAAAGGATTTGTTTTGTTTGGCTTTTAGAGTGAATGAAACTAATTTTTGGCAAACTTCAATAGACGAATATTATTCCGCGCAAAACTATCTTATCAAAACCTTCAAAGAATTACAGGAACGCGAAACTAAACTCCTGCAGTCTATTAATGCGGATGCTGGATTCTGGGAAATGGCAGGAGGGCAAAAGCTAAACAAGTTTTCAAACCTTATGCCTTTAGTTCAGTTGGGAGAGATATACCACATTTACCCCTACGATTTACAGGATAAACCATATAATGAAATACTTACTTTGTTGGTACTTCATAAAGAAAAAAGCGAAGTAAATGATTCTTATTCTAAATTAAAAAGCAAAAGCAAATGATAGATTTTGTACGCATACTTCAAACCTATTGCAACGGTAAAAATATAGCCTATCACTACGGTAGGAAAGCAAATTTAAATCTATTAAAGTCAGATACTTTAACGGATAAAATCTATTGCTTACATGAACCATCCCCAAGAAAAACAGAGATGAACAAAAACAAAACACGAGTGGCGTCTTACTTGTTTTCGGGGATGTTTTTTTTAGTTAAAAAATCTTCTTTAGATATGCCTTATTTAAACGAGGTCGGTAATTCTGAAAGCGTTTCAAAGTATAATCTAAATATCGAACCTTTACTAAATGAATTTAATGCAATGGCAAATTATTTCGGGTGTACTGATTTAGAAGTATTGCAATTAGATGCTATTGATGTGGTTAATGTTTTAGATACAAATAAGGACGGTTTACTTATCACATATCAAATTAGAAGTTTTGAATAAGGTCGTTTTATCAGAGCAATTCGAGTTGTTGAAAGCTGATTTAATTAAGGCTTACGATGTAAAAGGAATGAGAGCATCGGGAAAGTGGGCAAACAGTTTAGAGGTAATCGCAAACGAAAACACAGTTAAATTAATGGGAGAGGAATATTCCCAGCAATTAGAAACGGGAAGGCAAGCAGGACAGTTCCCACCTATCCAAGCAATCAAACAATGGATAATCGATAAAGGTGTTTTTAATTCAGTTCTTCAAGATATTAGCCTTTCATCTTTAGCTTTTTTAATCGCGCGAAAGATAGCAAACGAGGGTTGGAAAAGAGAAAAACACGGAGGTGTTGAATTGATTAGCGAAATTGTAACCGACATACGAATACAAAGTATTATCGATGAAGTAGGGGCGTTTATGATGATACAATTTACAACAGAATTAGTGATATTAATTAACGAATTAGAAGCAGCATAAATGGCAATAACATTTCAAACCGACATAGCAACCGATAAACTACTCTTGGCATACGTTAATAACGTGGTTTACTTTAAATCTGATTCCGTTTTAGTGCCTAAAAAAGCAACTATCACAATCGGGACAAGTATAAAAACGCTTTATCCACACCCCAACGGTTCGTTTTACTTCAACTTCAAAGAATGGATCACTTCTATTGTGAACGTGGATAACTTCAAAGATGATTTAGTACAGGATATAGCGGTTAATGGTTACGTTTATAATTGGACTTCTAAGATATTTCTTAATTCAGACGTTGTTTTTGCTGTTACTTTGTCGGATTTAAGCGTACAGACTGCCACAAGAAACATAAAAGTACTATCTGGCTTGCTACAATTGGATGATTATAAGGTTAAATACCCTATAAATCAAAGTTTAACGCACCCTGTAATCCTTTCGCCTTATGCAAAATCAGTTAATAACAGTTGTTTTTTAAAACATTGGGAAGGTTACCCGTTTGATATTACTATTTACACGGGTGTTACAACGAGTTTAAAAGTAACTAACCTAACTAATCTTTTGGATTACACCTTTGCAACTACAAATAAAGTCAATAGGCTATGTTTTAGCGATGGAAATACCACAACCACAATATTAAACGTATTGCCTTTAATTGATGGAATAAACAGCCTAAAATTAACTTCAAACACTTTTGATTATTACGCCACAGTTGAAAAGATAAACGATACTTGCAAAGGGCATTACTTAAAATGGATTAATGAATTAGGAGGTTTTAACTATTGGTTCTTTTCAAACGGAAATAAGAACAGAAAAACAAAGGATTTAGGGGAGCTGGAAAATGATACCGAAAACTTTACCGACACAATTAGTCCGTCTATTCAAATGGGTAAAACTTCAAACGATACTTTAACCGTTTCAAGTGATGTACTTAGCGAAGATGAAAACATTTTACTATCTGGAATTATAGACAGTCCAAAGATTTACTTATTCACAGGGCAACCGTTCGCGAAAGCAAGTTACAACGACTGGATGGAAATAGCCTTGAATAGTACTGATTTTAGAATACAAAACGCCAAGAACGTACAAAACAAAATGAATTTTACTTTTGAATTGCCACAACGTAACACACGCAAACTATGAGGTTGTTTATCTTAGGTCAGGAAATAGAGTTAAAAGACGAAGGTAAACTTGCGCAAACTAAACAGGTTAACGATATTTTAAGTTTATCGACAAGGCAAACGAATTATACTAATAGCTTTTCAATACCAAGAACTGCAAAAAATATAAGAACATTCGAGGGATTGGGTATAATTGGGAACGATTCAAACATACCATACCAAAAGAATGTAGCTTCTTTGTTTAGTGATTCTGGGGAGTGTTTCGTCTTTGAGGGATGGGCTATTATTTCCGACACAGCAAAGGATTTTAAATGCAATATTTACGATGGTAATTTAGAAGTTTATAAAGTAATCGAAAACAAAACTTTGGCAGACTTAGATTTAACCGATTTAAGCCATTCAAAAACAACAGCCGAAGTAGTTAGTACTTTTGATAATTCAAAGCCTTACAAGTACATTGTTGCCGATTATAATGGATTAGCTTTGTACGATACGGATAAGATTAATATTGATTCATTAGTGCCGAGTGTTAAGGTAAGTTGGTTAGTGGATAAGATTGAAACGTATTCAGGATTTACTTTTAATGGTAGTTTTAAAACTAACGCAGACTATCTAAATTTGTTTATGACTTATCCAAAAGGCACGCCCAGCGATTTAGGTACAACCGATATGGTTATAATTAATGACTTCTTACAGGGATTAGATCACATTTTTGTAAATTCATATACTTTACTGACTGATTTTAGTATTATAGATGATATTAAACTAAAATCGAATACGAACCAAAGTACTAATATTTCAATATCGTTAGATGTGGTAGTTAGGGGAGAAAATAACCAGAATGCGTTTGATGATAATATAAGCGTAGATGTTTATGCGGTTTTGAATGGTGTAGAAATATATCTCGGGAATACAACTTCAATAGCTACTTTTTCTATTAATAAGAGCTTGTCCGTTAATGATGAATTGTATTTTATTATGAAGCCATCGTCAGGGATATATGTTTCTTTTGAGGTTATAAGCGGAGGTTTTACCAGCTTAATTATCAAGAAATACAATTCCTTTTCAATTGACTTCTTAGATGAGTTAAAAGGAATGACAATGCGCGATTTTTTAAATGAGATTGTTTGGAGGTTTGGCTTGACTTTGTTCAAAGAAAAGTATTCTAATGTTTACGATTTTAAAACCATTTCAGAAATAACCAACTTTGAAAATACAATTGATTGGTCAAGTAAGTTTGTTTCAAAAGAAAGTGAAAAATATATTTTTGGTTCGTACGCTCAAAATAATTTGATGCGATACAAATACAATGATGATAACGCAAATCACAACGACAGTTATTTAGCTATTGACAACAAAAACTTAGACGATTCTAAAACAATCATTCAGTCTAAAATATACAGTCCTGAATTATCCTTTAGTAATAGTCTTGGCTTTACATCAAAGGTTTATAAGTTGTGGGATAAAGAGCCAAAGGATGACGGTACAACAACTTACAAGGCGTTAGCGAATAGATTTTATTTTATGCGAAGTATCGAAAATACATTTGCCACAACCGTAACAATTGGCAGTCCTTCTCTTTTGACTTCACAAACAATTACAGCAGCGCCAATCGAAAGTTTTGCGGGATTGACATTTGCCGAAATAATATCAAAATACTATCCCGACATTAAGAAGATTTTAAACAAATCACAGGTTTTAAACGTAAGATTGAATTTAAAAGATAGCGATGTTTCGGATATTGATTTTAGTGTACCGTATTACTTCAAACAATTAGGAGGATCATTTATGCTAAATAAGATTTCAAATTTCGTACCCAACAAAGAAACAACAGTAGAATTAATAAGACTAAATAATTTATAAATGGCTAAAATTGTAATTGCAGAATTAGATATAGATGTTCAGGCGATGCTTGCTTCAACTTCACAGGTTAAGAAATCAATTGATGACTTGAAAAAATCACAAGCGGAGTTGGTAAAATCAGGTGATACCAATTCAAAAGCCTTTGTGGAAAATGCCAGTAATTTAAAAGTATTAAATGCGGAATACACAGCAGGGGTTAAGGCGCTTGCTGATAATACCAAAGCCACAGCAGACCAAGCCAACAGAACGGAACTGTTAAACATCGCTTTACAGGGTGAAGTTTCTTCTATTGCAGAAGCGCGCGCGCAAAATACCCTACTAAACAAGCTACGAAATGAAACAAACGTAACGACAGAGGAAGGAAAAGCGCAATTAACCGAACTAAACAAGAAGTTAGACAGCAACAATGAGTTCATAAAAGAGAATGCGGACGCTTATTTGAAACAAAAAATCAATATTGGGAACTATTCAGATAGCATAAAAGATGCTTTGCAGAATTTAAACCCATTTAACGGGGGGATTGCAGGGTTTACACAGCGCGCGCAAGAAGCAGGAGGTGCAGGAAACCTAATGAAAACCTCTTTACAAGGGGTTACTTCAGGTGTTTGGGGTATGATTAAGGCAAGTTTAGCCTTTATTGCTACACCTATCGGGGCAGTTATTGCGGTTGTGGCGGGTGCTGCTATGATATTGTATAGCGTATTTGCTAAATTAGATCCTGTAATGGATAAAATCGAGCAACTTACAGCAGCAGTAGGGGCAGCGTTCGACACAGCAAGACAGGCAGTACTTGCTTTTGTAACGGGGGCAAAGAGTTTAACGGATGCTTTTAGTGGTTTAGGGGGTTCGATGGCTTCGGCTGCCAAAGATGCGGCAAAACTAAAAGAAGCGCAACAAGACTTAAACGATGCTTTGGAAAGCCAAGAGGTGACCAATGCCAGAGCGATGCAGCAGTATGACGAATTAATATTGAAGTCTAAAAACAAAACGCTAACCGAAAAAGAAAGTATTGCGTATCTAAACCAAGCGCAGGGAATATTAGAAGCGAACTTTAAACAAAGGGCAGCTTTAGCAAATGCCGAAATAAAAAACGCTATTGAAGATGCAAGAATAAAAGGAAGTTTATCGGATCAAGAATTAACGAATCTAAACAGAAATACCGTTGCATATGCTAATTACTTATTAAATTCTGGCAGGATTTCGCAGGCTGAATTTGACAATATTAAAAAAGCTGAATTAGGTAAAATAGCTATTGATTCAGAAGCGACTTCAAGAAGGGAAAAAGCACAAAACAGAGAAGATAAACTAAATGAAGATGCAGCAGCTGCAAAACAAAAGGCAAACGATGCAGCAATAGCCGCGCAAGAAAAAGCACAAGCAGCAGCCGACAAAGCAACTGACAATGCAATAGCTAAAAGCAAAACAGAATTAGAGTTTTTTATCGCAAGTCAAGGAATAAAAGCAAAATCTTTAGAAGATGAGTTAAAACTTGCTGAACAAGTACGTGACAAGAAATTAGCCATTTTAAAGACCGAATTAGAAAAAGGCAAGATAACACAGGCCGAGTATAATTTGCAAGCCTTAACCGAAAAGCAAACGTTTCTAAAAGCACAGGCAGACATAACCGTAGCGAATGCAGACCAAGAACTTAAGAATTTTATTAATGCTAATAAATCTAAATTAGATTCTAATAAGTTTCTAAGTGATGAATTAGTAACACAGGAAAAAGACCGTATTAATAGGACGAGTGAAGCAGAAGCTGCGGCAGCAACAGCGAGATTAGTAGCGGGGCAAATCAACGCACAACAATACACTGATGCTATTAAGGCTATCGATGATAAAGCGGAAGCAGATAATAAGGTATTAGCTGATGCTAAAATAGCAGCAGATTTAGAAAAGAATGCGATTGACCAAGAAAACAAAATCGCTGCAACCGAAAATGAATTTGCACAAAAGCAAGCGGACTTAGATAGGACAAGACAGCAGGAATTAGATGCAGCAGAAAAGACAGGCGCGGATAAAGATTTAATTAATAAAAAGTATGCGGTACTTCAAAAGCAACTTGATACCGATTTATTAAACTTTAAACTTAATTCTTATAGTCAAACTTTAAGTATGATTAAAGGATTGTTTGGCGAACAAACAGCATTAGGAAAAGCAGCTGCAATCGCAGAGGTGGGAATTAATACTTACATGAAAGCGAATGAATCATTTACGCAGGCAAAAGTTTTCTTTTCAAATCCACTAACAGCTCCTTTAGGGGTTAATGCAGCAATACAAGGTGGATTAACAATTGCAGGAGGTGCTACAACGGTAGCTAAAATAGCAGGAGTTAAATTTGAAAAAGGAGGTATTCAAGAAGTAGGAGGACAAAGACACGCGCAAGGAGGTACTAAATTCTGGGGTGAAGATGGAACTATGTTTGAAGCCGAACAAGGCGAAGGAATCGGGGTATTAAATCGTGGTGCTTTTGCTTCATTTATGGACTTTAATAATTCACACGGTAACGGTAAATCTACACCAACCTTTATGGCAGGTGGTGGTATCATAACGCAAGGAGTACAAAGCCAATCTAACGGAATGAACGCAGACGATATTTTAAACATCATTAAGAGTATGCCTGCGCCCGTTGTAGCAGTAACCGACATACATAGTGCATCGGATAATTACGCAAGAGTTGTTAATGGAGCAGACTTCTAAAATATATTAAATAATTACGTTATTGTATTAGTTTTTTGTTTACTTTTACAAAGATGAAATTATCAAACATTTTAAACGGTTGGCATAACTTCTTATCTAAATCAGAGGTGTCCGAAAGACTTGCGTCCAATAGAGCGATGGAGTGCATCGGATGCCCACACGCTAAGAAAGGAATGTTGCCCGTTTTTATTAAAGATGATTTAGAAGAAATACAAGGATATTATTGTGATTTATGCAAGTGTCCTTTGTCGGCTAAAATAAGATCCATTAATGAAAAATGCGATATAGATAAATGGTAAGATACGAATTGCTTAAATCGGTTAATTTAACTTCATTAGTAGCGTCAGGGATAGTAAGTATAAATATTGCTACTTGGTTGCAAATTTATGACTATTACACCAATGAACTTAAGCAAAATTCAAAAGTAAATTCGATACAATTTACAGCAGACTATTATAATATTTCAACCCCTACAATTTACCGTATTATTTCATTTATGGAAAACTAATTACATTCGACTGTATAACGATAAGAGGTTGTTATTTGAACCTTAACCCCGTCTAAGGTTGCTATTTGTGTCATTTCGTTTCCGTTTAACTTTCTACCACAATCATTTGAATCATTACTATAAAAAGCGCTGGAATGTTTTTTAAATCCTGTATCTGAAATAGTTACCATTGTATCATAATTCACAATCAAAGTACGCATTTCTGTAACCTTAGTTGCAACCGTTGAAGTAGGTGTTGTTTCCGTATCACTTGAACACGAAACAAAAATAAAGGCAATTAATAACAATAGTTTTTTCATTTTATTAGTTCGTTAAGTTCATTTAAAAATGCTTTATACTTTTTCTTTTTAGTTTGGTGCAAATGAATTTCCTTCCTAACCTTCATATAAGATTGGAATAATAAGGATAGTACACCTATTACTACTAAAATAATACCGAGTATCATACTTCAAAGATACTTATAAATACACTCTCTTTTACGTGATAGTTAAAATCTATTATCAAATTGCTAATAATAGAAAACTACTATAATAGCTTAATTTTGTAGCTATGGAAGGTAACATTTTTATAACAGGTCTTATTGGTTCTTTACCAATGGAAAAAGGTGTCGAGCTTATCGATATTATTACGCAAGTTAAAAAACAACCACAAGCCACTTCTTTTACTGTTCACATAAACAGCGAAGGGGGTGTTGTTGATACTGGATTTGATATTTACAACTATTTAAGGTCTTTAAATGTTCCTGTTAAGACTGTCGGAAGCGGTTTAGTTGCTTCTATTGCTACGGTTATTTTTATGGCTGGCGATACTCGAATTTTAAGAGAAGGTACGCAGTTTATGATTCACTTACCAATGGGTGGAATAGACGGAACAGCTGACCAAATGGAAGCGTATTCCAAAGAAATAAGAGTAGCAGAAAAGAAACTGATTGACTTTTATAAAAACGCAATAAACACAACCGACGAAGCTATACGACCACTTTTAGTAAATGAAACTTGGTTAAGTAATGAACAGGCTTTAAATCTTGGCTTTGCTACTATCGAAAATATGCCGATGGCGGTTGCCTACTTCACGAATAATTTAAACACAAATATAACAATGACAGAAGCGGACAAAACGTGGATAGAAACTCTATTCGCACCAATTAAAGCGCTCATAAAAAAACCTATTGTAGCTATCACGGTAACGGATGCTAACGGGGTAATTATCGAGTTTGCAGATTTAGTAGAGGGTGACCTTCCAAAAGTGGAAGATAAAGCCACAATTGACGGACAGCCAGCAGAAGGCGAATTTTTGCAAACAGACGGTACAACTTTCGTTTTTACAGCGGGTAGCTTGGTAGAGATTAAAGATGCTGCTGCTGACACGCAAGAAGATTCAGCTGATATGCAAGCTTTAAAAACGGAAAATGAAGCCTTAAAAGCAGAATTAGCAACCGTAACAGCATCATTCACAGCATTAGAAACTTCGGTTACTAATTTAAAAAAACAGATCACTTCTAAATTTGAAGCGGACGGTAAAACAGATGCTAAAAAAGACGAAGAAAAAACAACAAAAAGACAACTTTTAAAATAATAAAATATGGCATCATTATTAGACGTAAGCGGCTTAACGCTTAATGCTGACGAAGCAAGAGAAATTGGAAAATTAATCATCCAAAATGCATTCTCAAACGGTGAATTAGCTTCACAACACGACATCGAAACGGGCGTAGCTTATAAAACGCAAATTGCTTTTATTGGTAATATTGCTGATAGCTTGCTTAAAGCATCAGGGTGTACTCCAAACGCAGGGGCAGGGGTTACAATGTCAGAGAAATTCTGGGAGCCTGAAATCTACGATACAAGATTCTCACATTGTGCTGCTGACTTGAACGTGCTTCAAAAACTATTTACTGCTGCTGCTAAAATCAATCCTGATTTTTACAATAGAGTAGACAGTGAAGAAATGGGTGTTATTTATGCATTGATTGAAAAAATGTTAAAAGAAGCTATTCCAGAAAGAGTTTGGTTTTCAGACAAAGCTGCTGCAATTCAACCAACAGGTGTATTTACAACAGGAACAACTTTAGGAAAATACAACGTTATTAACGGACTTTTCAAACAAATCTTTGCAGACGTTCCTACAACTGCTACTAACTATGTTGCTATCACTCAAAACGCTGCTGCTTCATACGCATTGCAAGCACTACCAGCCGATGCTGCTTTAGGTTATTTAACTGCTGTTATGAATGCTGCTGATTCAAGATTGCTTGAAGATGGTACTGCTAAATTAAGAGTTACGCGTTCAATCGCTGACAATTACAGAAATACTTTAAGAACTAAAACTATCGGTGCTGGTTTCTTAGAAGTTGTTGAAAACGGAAAACCTACACTATACTTTGATGGTTACGAAGTAGTGGTTATGCACCAATGGGACAGAGTTATTAAAGCGGCTCAAAACAACGGTACAAAATTGAACTTGCCTCATAGAATCGTGTTCACTCCAAACTCTAACGTGCCAATTGCTACACGTTCAACTGACGACCTTACTATGTTAGATTCTTTCTACGATCAAACGTTGAAATCTAATATTATAGATGTTGCTTTTAGCTTAGATGCAAAACACTTAGAAGCATATAAAACAGTAGCAGCCTATTAAGGCTGTTACTATTTTTTAACATTTAAAAACATAGAAAATTATGGCGTGTGACGGATTATTAACAAGTGATATTTTATTTGATTGTGCTAACTCAATGGTTGGTGGTATAGAAGTTAACGTTTTGATGGTTAACCATTCAGACATTAATAAAAGTGCTGTGACTTTTGATGCTACAAATAAAATGATAATGACCAACTTTCAATTAAAAGCAGGTAAAACGGGATACCTTTTTCAAGGGGTAAAACAAGTAAACGCTTTGAAGTTTGAATTGGTTAAAAAAGAAATGGGACCGGATAAGTTTAAACACACTTTCGCAGGAACGATACTAAATTTTAGTGCCGAGAACAAAGAGCGTTTAATGGAATTGTCAGAGGGTGGAAAAGTGGCTGTAATGGTTGAGCTGAAATGGAAAGGTACTGCTGCCGCAGATGCATTTCAATTAGCAGGTTACGATTCAGGATTAGAATTACAAGTTGCTACTTGGGCAACTAACGAAAACGATGGTGTTATCTCTATTGAGTTGGCGAGCGTTGATGGATATGAAGAAACTAAACCAGTTTACACGGTTAAAGAAACAGACTATGCAACAACAGCAACAGCTTTCGGAAACAAATTCGTACAAGTATAATTGGGAGGGTTATGATATTGGGCAAATCATCGGGGGAGTTTCTCCCGATGGAACCCGATTTCTAAAACTCTTTTTACAGGATTACACTTCTATGTTTAGTGAAGTAGTTAATCCGAGTTGTTCAAAATGTTTGAATAACTATCTACAAAAATACAAACTTAAAAAATTTGAAATGCAAAATAACTCTCAATACCGATTAAAAGAAAAATACAACGGAATACCACTTGGTTTTGGTTCTGCTGTATTGGTTAATAACTCCAATTTAACCGATGAATACGCATTAGAATTACTACAACGATTTGAAGCTGAAACCATTTTCGATGTGTTTCCAGTTGAAGAAATCAAACAAGAAAAAGAAGTTATCAAAAGTTCTTTAAGAGTAAAAAGAAACCGAATCCAAACAAAGTAAACAATGATTAAAACTTCACTTTTATCGATTTATAAGAAGTTAGTAAAGTGGGATAAGAAGTTAGAAATCTATGTAAATGGAGAAGATAACGCTTATCCTGAACGTATGGAGCGTTTTCGCAATAACTCTATTTCAGCTACTATGGCTTCTAATACGATGATTCAATACTTATTAGGTAAAGGATTTGGCGAAGCGGATAATATCAAAGTAGGTACTGTTAAAATAATTGATTTAGCGGATGATATTGCAAGGGATTTAGTAGACAATAGAGGTGTTTTTGTACACGTAAATTACGATGCTAATTTCGATATATCAGACTTTAAAGTATTGCCATTCAATCAATGTAGAGTGGGGCAAAAAGACTCAAAAGAATACAACGGTAAAATATTAGTTTACAAAGATTGGAGCGAAAAAGTAGAGAAGAAAAACGTTCAAATTCTGAATGTTTACAATCCTGATAAAAAAGTAGTTGCTTATCAAATTGAAAAAGCAGGCGGTATCGAAAATTATAAAGGGCAAATTTTCTTTTATAATATGGATAACCAATACTATTATCCTTTGAGCAGAATAGATCCTGTATCGTTTGAATGTGATAATGAATACCAAGCATCACTTTATAAAAACGAAATCTTAAGACGCGGATTTTTTGGTAAAACGTTAGTGGTTACACGACCGTTAATTGACGCTGGCTTTATTGAAGAATCTTTGCAAAGTGGCGATTCAACACGAATAGCAGATTTAAGACGACAAGAAAGCGAAGTAGAACAATTTAAAGCAGGTTTAAAAGAGTTTATCGGTGTTGGAAATATCGGAGGGGTAATGCACTTGTCAGTAGATTTTGCAGGGGAAAAATTAGAAGATGCAATCTTATTTAAAAATATCGAAAGTAACATTAATCCTGACCTTTTCAAGTTTACCGAAGATTCCGCTTCGAGTAAAATATTAATGGCATTTAACAACTTGCCTATTGGGTTGGTAAAAGCGGATAACGCAATATTTGGTAGTAGTGGCGATTCTTTACGCACAATGAAAGAAACGTATTGGGAAAATACATGGAAGGAACGTAATTTATTAGAAACAATCTTAAACGACTTTCTTAAAAATATGGGTAATCCAGAATATACCTATATCTACATTCAGCCATTATTAACAAAAGAAATTTCTTTGGATACAGCAGCAGCAGAAAACGCAAAAGCACAAGCGCAATTAAAAGGAAGTGTCGGAGGTGTTCAGGCATTAATTGAAATTCAAACCAGCGTAAGCGCACAAACAACTGATTACAACGCAGCAGTTGCGATGATTGTGAATATTTACGGATTTGATGAAGAAACTGCTAAGAAATTATTAGGAACTCCAAAAATAGATACAAATGCTGTCAACTAAATGGATTAATAGAACGGATGTTGCGCTTTACAAACAGATAAGCGCAACTGTTTATGATGACGTGTTTAATTCAATCGTAATTGAAGCGCAAATACAAGATTTAGCGCCATTATTAGGGGAAAGATTATTCAATGATATCAATAATAACGTCGAAAATTACAATGAATTATTAGACGGTGGTACTTATACCTATAATAATATTTTGTACACTAATTATGGCTTAAAAGCGGTTTTAAGCTACTATTTCTATGCTCGCTATCAAATGTTCGGAGGTGTAATTGATACCCCATTTAGCCAAATTGAGAAGTTGGAAGGCGCAGAAAGCCGACCAACGAGCGAAAACACCAAGAAAGCACTCTATCAAATGAATAGAGATAGCGCGTTTAATGTATGGAAATCAATAGAAAACTACTTAATCAGGACAAAAAACGAGTTATACGGGGTTAATACTCTCGGAATAAATCACAAACCAATTGAAAAAAACAGTATTTCATTAAGTAAAATAGTATGATAGTTATAAACACGGTTAGTAACGAACGTTTTTCCTTAAATGGAATTGAATATTTTAAAAACTTCTTATCCTTTGTCTATGGGGATAATGTAGGTATTTACAACGCATACGACAAAACGGATCAAAGGGTAAATTTAGATTTATACTCAAACTTTATAGTTAATGGCGTAGTATATGAAAGCGCGGCATTATTGCAATCCGCATTATTAGGGGTAATTTATACGCGTGATACTTTAGGAGCTGTTAATACCGTTTTAAAAGGTTCTGTAAAACCAACAGATACACCAACGGGAACGGGGGTTGCTTTTTGGGTTGCTACGCAAGCGGGAACTTATACTAATTTTGGGGGTGTTGTTGTTTCTGCTAATTCCTTTGCGGTAATTTCAAGGGATGCAGCAGGTGCTTTTAGTATTTCTCAAACAACATTTGACATCAGTTCAAAAGTAAACGTCTCCGATGTTGTTAATAATTTAACTTCGGCAGAAACTGCAAAACCTTTAAGTGCTGCACAGGGTAAATTTTTGAATGAGAAAAACGTTAAAATAAAAAATTGGACTGCTACTGCTTTTGCTTCTGGTGACCAAGTAAATCATTTAGGAAAAGATTGGGTTTCGAATTCAGTTACTGTTGCGGGTGATATTCCAGGAACGAGTAGTAAGTGGGTGGAGAGGTTGAGCGGGTATGCGCAAAAAAAAGAATTTATATACAGAAAAGGAAGTTTACTGTATATTGACAAAACATCTACTTTTGGATTTAATGCGCCACAAAACAACTCTATAACTCCCGCTTTATTAGACGATTTTTTATTAGACTTTAAACTATACGGGACTCCAGAGGCTGGTTTTGAATATGGGGTAGGGAAAATAAATATAAACGAAGCTCCGGGAACAGCTTATAATTATTCTGTTGGTATTTATAAATATGATGTATCTAATGTTTCAACACTAATATTCTCGCTTTCGGCAAGCACTCCAACTGATTTATTTGAAATAAAAGAGTATGATGTACCTGTTTATGGCACTTTGACATCTGTAATAGCCGCAAAAATAGTTGTTAATTGGAGCGCTTTACAGGGAATTAACCCAACAAGCCAGTTTTTAACAAGGGCTTACGGTTGGAAATATGATAAAACATATTTATTTGATAACACATCAAACATCGGAAAAATTTATGAAATAAACAGTAAAAAATCGCAGGATACTTTAATAGCAAATAATGCTTCAAATATTAATTCAATAGTTTCGGAAAAACCTTTTTACTCATTTTTTAGTCCAAATGGACTGTCAGAATATGATGCTACAAATACCTATTATCGTTCTGGTATAGTTGGCTATGCGCACACAATAAAAAAACCAATGTTTAATGTAAATGGAGTTCAGTTTTTATTGACAAAATACACAGATACTACTTCAAATATTGTCAAAGTATCTATCTACAAAGGGACAGTATCTTCTGCTAATATAAATTCAGCAGATAAAACACAAATTGGAATATATGAAATAACAATAAGCGATAATTCTAAAGGTTTAAGAACGGTAGATTTTGGAAAGTTTGTTGACTTCAACGAGGGCGAATTTTTATACATTTATTGCGAAATGAAAAACGCAATAGGCAGATTGCAATTAGAACTTTTTGAATCAAGCGGTTTAAATTCTACTCGTGATTCATCTTTTATTTATTATTCTTCGCCAAACTATGTTTTATCTTCTCCGAATTTTAAACTTTCAGCCTATCCAATTTTCTTAAACGATTACTTTTCCCGCACTTCATTAGTTGTCGAAAAAGTGTTAACCATTCCGAATAAAATTTATGCGGCTGTAGGCGTGGAGTTGAACTTGTGGAATGACGCAATAGTTAACGGAACGGATAGAGGATTAGCTTCTCCATTGGAATACGATATTCATTATAATTGTTCAAAAGGTAAAGTTACTGAGCGATCATTTAGATTTAAACCTATTATTTCAGATGTAGGTACATATGCTTTAACAATTTATGCTTTTTCAAATAAAAAACTTATTGAAACAAGAGTTGTTAATTTAATAGTTGTCCCAAATACTGCTCCAACATCTGTTAAAAATATTGTGATGGCGGGTGATAGTTTAAATGGAAGTTCTCAAATCACAACACCCACAAGAACATTATTTACATCATTAGGAAATGTTCCTTTATTTATAGGTAGTCGTGGTATTTCGCCAAATAAACACGAGAGCGTGGGCGGCTGGAGTTTTTCTGATTTCGCCACAGTAGGAGTTACACGTTATCGTTTGCAAGTGTCAGGTGTTACGAGCATGGCTGTTGGTTATGCTAATTACTCGCAAGGATCTAATGTGTATTCAATTGACGAAGTTAATATAACTTCTGGCGTAGGCAACATTGCAATATCAATTGCATCAGGTTCTGCTCCAACAACTTCTGGAATTCTTACAAAAGTATCAGGTGGTGGGGATACAACAATAAATTATACGTCAGCAGTTAGCGAAAGTGCAAATCCTTTTTGGAGTGGTACAGCGGTTGATTTTAATTTTTACGCCACTAAACAAGGAATTTCAAAATTAGATATTTTATCTATTGAGTGCGGTATTAATGATAGCGATTTAGGAGCAAGTAGTGCTGGTAAATTACTTTTAAAAACATACTTAGATACGATTTATAACGCTTTAATAAGCCATAATGCTTCTGCTAAATTAATCATTCAATTACCTACAACATCAGGGAATACAAAAGGTGGTGCTGGGGCAAATTACGGAGCAACAAAAAAAACAGATACGTTTAGTAAAAATGTTTTTGGAATTAGAAATTATTTATTAGCAACATTCGACGAAAACCCGTTGTATCCAAATGTATTTATAGGTATTGCAGGACTTGTATGTGATAGATATTATGGTTATGATTTAATTGATTCACCAATATCAGATAGGGTGGCTACAACGGAGAAAGTACATTCAAATTATGTTCACCCAATAGCCTCTGGTTATAGTCAAATATCAGATAGCACTTATGCTATAATGTTAAAATTATGCCAGTAGTAAAAATTATAATTTGTAACAAATGAGTAAACAAGAGTTCATAGACAAGTATTTAAACAAAGCGGTTAGTAAGAAACTAATCGCTTTCATTATCGCTACAATAGCACTATTTACAGGCAACGTGTCAGGCACGGAATGGATTATCATATCCACAGCCTATATTGCTATAACAGGCTATACCGATACCGTGTTACGATTAAAAGATAAAATGTAAAACAATTATTGCCCCACATAATGACAAAAATAGAACAAGAACGATTCGACAGAGTAGACCAGCATTTAAAACTAATGAAGTCCGATGTTAACGATGTATTGACAGCCTTAGTAGGTACGAATGCAAACGGTAAAAAAGGATTGGTTTTCGATGTTAACAAAATCGAAGCGGAAGTAAAATTGATCAAAGCAGAAATAGAATTGATAAAGTTAGAAAACGGCAAAAAAGATGTTGTTTTCGAGCAGTTAAAATACGGTTTCGCTGCTGTTTTTGTTGGTTTTGTAGGGGTAATTTTAAAACTAATATTTGCGCAATGAATTTAAATGAGAAAGGTTATAAATTAATCACAGGATTTGAGGGTTTGAGTCTTAAACCTTATTTGTGTCCTGCTAAAATACCTACTATTGGTTACGGGAATACTTATTATCCAAATGGTAAACACATCACTTTATTAGACGAACCTATAACACAACAGCAAGCCTTTGAAATGTTTAAAGAGGTAGCGGATAGATTTGCTTTAGCAGTCAATCGAAGATTAAAAAAAACGGTTACACAAAATCAGTTCAACAGTTTGGTAAGTTTTGCTTACAACGTAGGAACGGGAAACTTTATAAGCTCGACTTTATTAAAGAAAGTCAATATAAACCCAAATGACGAAAGCATAAAAGCCGAGTTTTTAAAATGGAACAAAGCAGGTGGTAAAGAAATAAAAGGATTAACGATTAGAAGAAATCAGGAACAAATAAATTATTTTCTAAAATAGTTACGTTAAAGTATTAGTTTTTAAGTTTTTATTCGTAAGTTTGGGAAACTTTAAACCTTATAAACTATAATTATGCAAACAATCACACATGTATTAGAAGAAAAAAGAGATGGAACTAAAATAGTTAAAAACTTTTTCCTTTACCCAAACGAAGGGAATATATTAGCGAAAGCACAATCTTATTTTTCTAAGTCAGAGAAAAAAGAAGCTAAATTAAATCATAGAATTAGTTTGAGAAAGTAAGATTATAAACCTTTAAAACTAAGTATATGATTTTATCAAAAAACAATCCCCATTCAATATTGGAATTATACCCAACTATTGATGCTTTCAAAAGATACTTATATCAGTTACCACTTGCAGAACTTAAAGCAACACTTTATCGCTTTGAAGATTTAGAAATGTACGAATGGTGTATAGTAATTGAAAGCGTAGTTCAAGAGAAAATATCTTATAACGTAACCCCTTAATTATGACACCAAAAGATAAAGCAAACGAATTAGTAGATAAGTATATAGACTTACAAGATGAAAATTTAAAAGAATGTGATTATATATTCGCTAAGCAATGCGCTTTAATCGCAGCTAATGAAATGCTTGGAGAGTATCAGTCAATGTCTGATTTAGAAAGTAAAATAATAATAAATAATGAAGTTAGATTTGTAGTTTATCAATTACAATATTGGATGGAGGTTAAACAAGAAATAGAAAAATTATGAAAGAAAAGATAGTTAGAATTATTTTAGTTGGATTTGTTTTTTTATTAGGATTTGTATGTCTTAGTGTACATTTTCAATTACATCATTGGTTTAGATGGGCATTTTTTTTGGTTGGGTATATTCTAATATTAAGTCCAGCTATTGATTATTGGAACGAAAAACTAAAGGGATAAACTATGAACTTAAAACTAATTGATTTATTCAGAGTCTTAATAACACTGTTAGCATTTTCTTTGATTATGCTAACGTGTTCTTGTGGTACTCGTAAAGTTCAAAAGACTATCATAAAAGAAGAAACCAAAACAGAACAAGCCACAACAGAGAAAAAAGACATTACCATAGATAACCAAACTAAAACAGTTATTAATGAAGATGCAGACGAAATAGAAGTCAAACCAATAGATACTTCAAAGACTATCACGGTAAACGGTAAGAAGTATAAAAACGCTATTGTAACACTAAGAAAAAAGAAAGTCAATACTATTATCGAAAACAAAGAAATCGTTAAAGATAACAGCGTTAAAACAGTTAAGGAAGTTACTACAAGTAAAAAGGATAACAAGATTACTGCAATAGAAAGAAAATCAAATCCTTTCTTGCCTTTGTTGTGGTTGTTAATTCCTGTTGCGGTATGTTATTTTATTTGGAAGTATAAATTAAAACCGTTAGGATTATGATGGCAAATGAAAATTTAAAATTAGAACTTCAATTGTTTTTAGGGGAGATAATGCAAGAAATAGAAACTACTTATGATTATTTTGAAAAACAAAGACTTATACGCCACAAAGAAGCAATTGAAGTATTATTAATGATAAGTGTAAAATCTTAACTATGACCTTAGAAACTCAACAAAAACACTTTGCAGAAATTACCGAGCAAATGAAATCTATAATGTTTGCAAAGGGTAATGATTACGCAAATAAAGACAGACTTTCAAACTTTAAACTTGCGGGTAATATATCAGGATTAACACCTGAGTTAAACTGCCTTTCGTTAATAGCTACAAAAGTGGCACGTTTAGGAGTGCTTTTAAACAACGAAAGCAAGCCTAACAACGAAAGTATTCAAGATAGCCTTTTAGACTTAGCAAACTACACCATACTGCTTACAATGCTTTTAAAAGATAAAGAGAGTAAAGGAATACTGCAAGATTATCCACAAAAACAAAACCAACCCACAGCACACGTTCCGATGTTCGGACAAGCAACCAAAACCTATTAATTATGGCTTACAATCAATGGAGTGACTACACCGAAGAAATTCTATCTTTATTATCAGAATATAACAACGCAACGATAACAAGAAAATTAAATCCAAATGCTACACCTTTGGAATTTGACAGCCTTAGAAAATACATTGGTAAAATAAGAAACAATCAAGGAGTTGCAAATGCTTGTAATACATTAGGAGTTGACCCCGAAACAACACCTATGTTATGGTTAAAGAATAAAGATGCAAGTGTAAGAGTTACAAATCCATTATTTGTAAAGCCAGAAGAAAAGCATTTTCAAGACTTAACACAAACGTTAATTTCTGACCTACAAGAGTACGCCCCTAAATTTATTGAACTTAAAAGGGTAGAGAATAAAGAAAGTTATTTGCTTGTTATAGATCCAGCCGACATACACATAGGGAAGTTATGCAGTTCGTTTGAAAGTGGGGAAACTTATAATAATCAAATTGCAGTTCAAAGGGTTTTACAAGGCGTTAGAGGGATATTAAGCAAAGTATCATCGTTTCATATTGATAAGATTTTATTCATCGGTGGGAACGATATTTTACACATCGACAATCCAAGCAGAACAACGACAAGCGGAACGCCACAAGACACAGATGGAATGTGGCATAGTAATTTTCTAATCGCAAAACAGTTGTATGTAGAGGTTTTAGAAATGCTCTTAACGGTTGCAGATGTACATTTCACTTTTAATCCAAGTAACCACGATTACACAAACGGTTTCTTTTTATCGCAAGTAATTGAAACGTATTTTAAAAACTGTAAAAATATAACGTTCGATTGTAGTATAGCACACCGTAAGGCTTTCAAATATCACACTAATTTAATAGGCACAACGCATGGCGATGGAGCTAAGCAGCAAGACCTACCTTTATTGATGGCAGTTGAATTTAGTAAAGAATGGGCAGAAACTAAACACAGATACGTTTATACGCATCACGTACATCACAAGACAAGCAAAGATTATGCAGGTATAACAATTGAAAGTTTAAGAAGTCCGAGCGGAACGGACAGCTGGCATCACCGTAACGGGTTTCAACACGCACCTAAAGCAGTAGAGGGTTTTTTGCACTGTAAAGAAAACGGACAAATTTTAAGATTAACACATATTTTCTAACGTTTCATAATTAGTTTTAGTTGATTCAGGGGTGGTTTCCTGATTAAAAGCACTCTTAATCGGGTACTTTTTTTTATTTAAAAATCCGTTCCCTTTTCTAATATCTCTTTTCTATTAATCTCTTTTAAATTCGTGATGTATATTTGTGTAGTTACTTCGCTTGTGTGACCAAATAAATCTTTAATTGCGTTAATACTTACGCCTGCTAAAATAAGCGAGTTAGCAGAATGTTTCTTAATTGAATACAAAGTCATATTTATACCAAGTTTTTCCTTTATTTCTTCCCTCCAAAGTGTTGTAGCTTGCTTTCTTTCTATGCCAATAGCGCACGGTTTAAAATCCTTACCAAACAAATAATAATCCTTAGGCAAATTCTCGATATTCAATTGTAATAATATAACTTTCAAATACTGATTTATAGGCACTACACGAGCAACTCCCGTTTTTGTAATGTCTTTATCAAAGTTTATATTATCGTTATTTAAATCAATCATAAATAGCCTTAATTTCAATAATTCCGTTGGTCTTGCTCCCGTATGAAATAATGTAGCCCAGAATAAATAAAAGTCTTTAAAATTAGTTTGTAAATGGTTTTTTATTATTGCTATTTCTTTTGATTGTGCAGGAACGTGAGAAACATTTTTTACTACTTTTTTACTCTTTATTTTAAGTTTGAAATTTCGTTTTAGTATTTTTAAATCAACTAAGCAATTGAGAATATTTGCTAAACTTACTTTGTATTGATTGAATGAATTATCGCTTAATTTATAAAGTGTAGCAGTTTTATTTAAAATCAATTCGTAATGTCTGTTTTTTAAATCGGTAACTTTAATGTTATTTATCCGTAAACTTTCAGCAGCTAATTTAAAACGTTTCACTTTACTTTTAAGACAGATGTAAGTATCGTTTTGAATGATTTCTTTTTTCGTGCTTAAAGCTAAATCAAAAGCATCATTAAACGTAATTTCATTACTAACTGTTTTTACTTCTTTAATATTAGGATTCCATCCTTTTTTCAAATCCTCTAAGATTACTTTGCAAAGTTCTTCAAAGTAGATTTGTCTTTCTTTCAAGTCCTCGATTTTATTATAATGTAGTTTGTACCGGAACTGTTTGCCATCATATCGAAAATGAACGTACCAGAGTTTAGTAGTCTTTGAAATCTTCGGAATGGTATATTTCATTTTGTGTATTATTTGTGTATTGTAATTTTAACAAGTACCTATTTAAAAGGCTTTACAAAGATAATCCCAATCTATTTCTAAATTGGTAATGTTGTTTTTTATGCGCTTATCCCAGTGTTTACGTTGCTAAATTGCTTCTTTTAAGATAGGTTTGTGTACTGTTTGTGTATTACTTTTTGTTGGTTTTATGAATAAATTATCTTCCGTTCCGATGATCCAATTTGCATTTATAGAATAGAATAAACATATGTTAGCCACGTGATTTATAGTAAAGTGATTTCTTCCCTTAGATATGTTATACAGGTTTTGTTCTGGCAATCCACAAGCTGATGCGAAATCCCTTTTGTACTTCAAAACGTTCATGGATTTGAGTAAATAGAATAACTCAAACATTCTCTTATCAATTGCATCAATCTCTTTCATAATTATTTTTATTAAAATGAGGAAAACCGTAATTGTCATTTATTTATTATTATTAGATTTGATTAACCAAATAAATTAATTTTATGCCCTCAAAATGTTATTTTTTATGTTTACAAATTGTAAAAAACTTTTTTATTATTCAATCTTTAAAAACACAATTATTTTTTAAGCAGCAACTCTCGCAAAAACTCTATCTCTTTTGCTTGTAAGTCTATTATTTTATGAAGTGAATTAAACTCTAAACCCTCGCTATTTTGTTGAGGGTTTTTTATTTCTACTCTTTCGAGTCCTTTAGTATAACCAAACTGTTTTAAATCTATTTTAAACGCTTCACTAAAAGTTTTAAGAAAAGCATCCGATACAGGCTTCTTATCATTCAAAAAACTACTGATATTTCCCTTACTTTCTTTTGTTGCTCGTTCAATTTCAGCAACGGGAAACCGTAACTGCAAATGTTTGACAGCTTCTTTTAGTATTTGGGTGTTTATATCGTTTTTAAAATCAGTCATTTGAAAAATAGTTGTAATTATATTTTGATAGTTGTAAAAAAGTTTTCTATATTTGTAATCGTTATAAAAGTTATAACAAAATTAACTATTAATTATTCAATTAAAAAAATAAATTATGATTAAAGATGAAATTTTTAACGTTTTAAGGCAAAACTACCATTTAAGAAAGGCAATTTCTGACAAGTTAGACACAAGAATTGTAAACGTTGAACGCTGGGCGCAAAGAAAAAGTGTTCCAAGTTGGTACAAAGAGGACTTTATTCAAACTATTAAAACGGAATTACAACTTTCTAAAACTGAAATAGAATGTTAAATACACAGGATAAAATAGAAATGAATATAATTTTGAACCGTGCAGGCTATGTATTGACTGTATGTTCTTTATTGGCAGTTATTGTGGTAATGGTTTTAATTTATAAAAGTAAGTAAGATGAATTTTGGAACTCCTCAGGAAATGTATGATGATGATTTAGAAACCAATCCAAATGAAAATAAAAACTTTGGATGTTTTATTTTAATTCTATTAATAATTTTAATCGTAATAGTAGTTCATAATGAAAACAGTTAATAGCGTATCAGGCGGTAAAACTTCCGCATACTTAACCAAACATTACCCAGCGGACATTGATTTGTTTTCATTAGTTAGAATTGAAGATACTGATAATTTATGGATGAAAGGGAAGGATGAAAAAACCCGACAACTCGTTTCTGATAAATTAGGTTTTGAGTTTATAGGAACTGCTGAAATGGATGAAATAATCTATACTATTTTAGACTTGGAACAATTTACAGGAAATAAAATAACTTGGATTACTGGAGATACATTTGAGCAAGTGATAAAAAATCACGGTAATTATTTGCCAAATATGATGTCAAGGTTTTGCACTACGGATATGAAAATAACACCCATTTTCAACTACTTAAAAAACAATGTTGAGCTACCTGTTAAAATGAATTTAGGATTAAGACCAACGGAAATAAACCGCAAAAAAAACATAATGGAAAGAGCCGACGAAAACGGACTTGAAATGTTTAAATGTGTAATAGGTCGTAATACAAATGATACTAAAAATAAATGGGGCGAAGTAGCTTACAGATATGCGGAATTTCCTTTGATTGAAAATAATGTCCAAAAAGACACTATTTATAATTACTGGGAAAATAAACCTGTAAGATTTGCTTATAGAAATAATTGTGTAGGATGCGTAAATAGAAATCCTTTGTTTTTATCTCACATAGCCAAAAAAGATAACGACACTTTTAATTGGTTTGTAAAGCAAGAAGAAAAAACAGGGAACAAATTTAATTCACAAGCGAGTTATAAATCTGTTTTAAAATTCGGAATACAAAACGAATTATTTGATGAAGATTTTAACGAATGTGATTCTGGATATTGTGGAATTTAAAACTAAAAATATGATCACGAAAGAAGAAGCTACATTATTAAAGTTAATCCGTTCAATGAATGTGGTTAAGCCAGAGCCACAGCGCAAGAAAACACGAAAAGACTATAACTTACAAGCCCGTAAAGATTGGGATTTACACCAAGCTAAAAAAAATTTGTGTTAAAAGTTGTAAAAAAGTTTTCGTATCTCGAATTAAGTTGTATATTTGTTCTAACAAAACAACCAAACAACTAAAACATAGAAATTATGACACTTACAAAAAACGATTTATTCAACTTGACTACTCCTAAAGGAATGTTTACTCCTGATTCAATCAAAGAAGTTACTTCTTATACAGGTGTTACAAGAACTGTTTATTCAAAAAATGTAAACGGTGCAACTTATTCAAGTGATTCACTTGATAGACTTGAAGTAATGGTTAGAAATCATAGACCATTAAACAACGATGGCGCAAGGTTCGACTACAACAATGGAAGCAATTTCAATAACGACTAATGAAACCTTTTTAGACCTTAAAAAACAATTAAAATGAAAACAGGATATATAATATTAAACGCAGTTTATAAAGGCGATAACATAATAGAGGTTATGAACCATTCAGATAAAAATGAAGTAGTTCATCTTGGCTGGATAAAACCAAAATCAGCTTATAGCTTTAAAAGCAAAGACACAGTAGGAGTTTGGAAACTTAAACAACTAAATAAATAATTATGAAAACAGCAGTAGCACAATTAATAGAAAAAATAGAAAGTGATTCCCTTTCAAATTACACTTATGAAGAAGTTTTAGAAATGCTATCAAACACAGAGGTCGTGCAAGATGCTCAAATAAAAATAGCATACCTACACGGTGGAATGGCAGTTTTGCAAAATACAGATGTAAAAAGTGATGATTATTTCTCTAACGAATTTTTAAAATAAAATGAGTAACAATTGGATAAACAAAACGCAAGCCGAGTTAAGAGCCGAAGCGATAAAAGCATTAGAGAAAGCAAAACAATTAGAAACTAATAAAAAGAAATAAGATGTACAACGCACTTCAAATATTCAATCACAATTTAAACTTAGCCTGCATTCTTAACAAAGCAGGAATTAACGAACCTAACGACATCACAGTTATAGATGCCGAGATAGTACCAAGCAATGTAGAACGTTTTAACGATTGGATGAAAAATATAATCAAATCGAACTACTACGCTAACAACTTAGAAATGATAAAAGGGTATCACAGGGTGGCAAATTATAAAATCACGCAAAATGAAAGATACTACTAAACAGAAAATTGGTGAATTTATATTCTGGTCAGCAGTCTTTGCAACCACCTATTTGATTCACACTTTCGGAATTTACAAATAACCACAAAAAAAACAATTATGAAAAATATTGCAACAGCCTTAGTTAAGGCACAGTCAGAAATGAGTAACCCGACAAAAGGAAATACAAATCCTTTCTTTAAATCAAAATACGCTGATTTAAACGCAGTAAGAGAAGCGGTTATTCCTGTTTTAAATGCCAACGGAATTAGTGTATTACAACCCCTTGTGCATATCGATGGTAAGAACTTTGTAAATACAATTTTACTTCACGAATCAGGGGAGTTGATGGAAAGTTTTACAGAGATAATCTACAATAAACAAAATGATGCACAGGCGCAAGGTTCTGGAATTACTTATGCAAGAAGATACGGGTTGCAATCCTTTGTGTGTGTTGGTGCTGATGATGATGACGGAAACAAAGCCAGCGCACCCGTTAAGATTGATTTACCGAGTTTAGAAGCTAAACTAAAAGCAGTTAGCGCAATTGATGAACTTGGAAAAGTTTACAAATCATTCACAATAGACGAGCAAAAAGCCACAAAGGATTTAGCCACAGAATTAAAAGAAAAATTAACACCTAAAACAGCAGCGTAATGGGAGCAAGTTCAGAAATGTTTTTAGAATTGAGAGCAAACGAAATAGTGCATATGTACGATTCAACTTTCACAAAAAAAGAAGCGATTAAAACAGGTTTACAATTAGCTGAAAATGTGTTTGATTCTGGCGAAGTATCACCTGAAGAAGTACTCGCAAACCTATCCCGTTTAAAATGGGTTATAGATAGTGCAGAAACCACAATGAGAAGCAAAATAGAAATCTATGATAAACGAACGGTGTTAGGATTAGAGTTCAATTATGTAAGTGGTGGTAATACGATAAACTATGCAGACGACGAAATTTACTCTAACATCAAAGCGGATTTAGACGCACGCACCGAGCAGTTAAAAATGGCGCAAAAACAGGACACGTTCGACGCTTACGGTAATCAAGTGCCGAAAGTAAGTACAACACCGAGAAAAAGTAGTATAACAATTAAATAAATAAATTATGTCTTTAGAAGTAGTAGGAAAAATTAAAGTATTGAAAGCAACGCAAGTAGTTAGCGACAAATTTCAAAAACGTGAGTTAGTAGTCGTAACAGACGAACAATATCCACAGCCGATTTTAATCGAGTTTGCACAGGATAAATGTTCAATACTTGATAAGTATTCAGTAGGTCAGGATGTAACGGTAGGCATCAATTTAAGAGGGAGGGAATGGACTAACCCGCAAGGCGAGGTTAAGTATTTCAATCAGATACAAGGTTGGAATATCAAAGCATCAGAGCAAGTTCCTACAATGTCAGCAGTAGCAAACGAGCCTAAAACATTTGCGGAGGTTTATGTTTTTGAAGATGCCCCAGACGATTTGCCTTTCTGAGAAAATAAAGGATTAAAATTATTAGTAAAAGAATTTGATTTAATCACACCCCTTTAATTAGGGGTTTTTAAAAACTAAAATTATGAGTGGAGGACATTGGGAATACTTGCAATACCGATTAGAAGATGTGTCAAGTGATATATTGAAAATGGTAGAGAAAAACGGACATCCAAAAAGTGCTGAAGAACTTAAAGAAGAAAGATGGAATGATGATGCGTGGTATGAAAAATACCCAGAAGAAAAATACCATTATAAATATCCTGATGAAGTGATTGAAGAATTTAAAAAAGGAGCTGAAATAATTAAAACAGCACAAACCTATATGCAAAGGCTGGATTGGTTGTTGTCAGGTGATGATGGTGAAGAATCCTTTTTAACAAGACTTAAAGATGATTTAAATAAATCTAAAGAAAAGTAAATGAAAAAATTTGAGTCAATCACATCGGTATCTAACGGGAAGTTTTCACGCAATAGAACAATCATTTTAAATGCCATTAAATCCTTTGAAAATAGCGATGTGGTACTAACTTTAGAAAAGCCAAAAAAGAAGCGTAGCAACAATCAAAACGCTTTTTATTGGTCGTGCCTTATCCCACTAATGCAACAAGGAGCAAAAGACTTATGGGGCGAAGTTTGGAGCATCGACAAAGCTCATAAATTCCTATCAAACAAATTTGTGTTTCACGAAAGCGTAAACACTAAAACGGGAGAAATAACAAATACTACAAAATCAACAACAGAATTAACAACAACAGATTGGGAGGTTTATATGACTGAAATCAGAATTTATCTTTTAGAAGATTTTGATATAGATGCACCAGAACCAAATCAAATTTTAACAATAGAAATATGAAAGAAATAATATTTTCACTATTCGGAATAATTGCAGGACTTATTGTTAGATATACCTACGAATATATTAAATATAAATTACGTTAATATATTAGTTTTTAGTATATTTACAGTATGAAACAACCCAAATCAAGAAAATGCAAAGTTTGCCAAACGGTATTTATTCCTAAACAATTTATGCAAGTTTCCTGCTCAATTAATTGTGCTATTACCTACGCTAAAACTTTAAAAGAAAACAAAGCAAAAGCAGATTGGAAGATTGAAAAGAAAGCCTTAGCCGAGAAATTAAAAACGCTATCGCAATACGAGGCAGAAGCTAAAAAGTCCTTTCAAAAGTGGGTTAGATTACGTGACGAGGGCTTGAATTGTATTTCCTGCGGTGGCAATGATAAAGACCTTTGGGATGGTGGACATTTTAAAAAAGCTGAAATCTATTCAGGTGTAATATTTAATCCTAATAATTGTCATCGCCAGTGCCGAAAATGTAATCGGTTTCTAAACGGTAACGAATTAATGTACCGACAAGGTTTAATTGAAAGATACGGTTTAGAATACACAGAAAACATCGAACGTTTGGCAAACGAAACACGACAATACAAATACACAAAAGCGGAGTTAATCGCTAAAAAATTACAGTACGATATATTAATCAAAGAGTTCAAATGACATCAATAAAACAATTATCTAAACAAATAAATGTAGATCACAGGGAAATTTACAGAATCATAAAACGTGACAATCTTATTACACAGGAACAGGATAGAATGAGAATCTACCTAACTGACAGACAATGTGATTATGTTACCAGAATTATGTTTTTTAACGGTAAATATGACTTTATAATCTTAGAATCTAAATTAAACTAAATGAATCCAAAAAGAAAAAATACCCAGATGCACAAGTTATACTGTCTTTGTCAATTGCAATTAGAGGTGCTTGATGAGTTAAAACCAACAAGCCAAAGAATGTTGAGATATAAAGAAGATATGATAGGATTATGTGAGTTATTAAATAACAACGTTGCAGATACTTACACAGTACAAAAATCAACTTATTTTTCAGAGATAAGCAATAAGATTGACACTATTTTAAGAAAAGAATTTAACCCCGAAATGTAATTATGAAATTAAGAGACCAATTTAAAACAGAAGTTAGTATAAATACATCAGGTGAGTCTGGAAGATTTGCGGATAAATGCGAAAGTATAGCGGATGATTTTGCTATTGGCTTTGCAGAGTGGCATTGGAATAATTCATACTCTTTAAAATTTAAAAAAGAAGATGGTAAATATCCAGAATACAAAGAACTTTTAGAAATCTACAAACAGGAAAGAGGATTATGAAAAAAATAGATCCAATAGAAGAACTATTATTTTACTATAAATGGCGAAATAGACTATACAATAAAGGACAAAACGATTAGAATTTAAACGACAAAATCAGACGACTACAAAAAGAAGTCAACTACAAAATTGCCGATGTGTTAGGTAAAGAAAAAATAAATTAAAAATAGTTACGTTAATGTATTAGTTATTCAAATATATTTTGTAGATTTGTACTTGTAATTTAGTGAGATTTATTACAAAACGAAAATATTATAAAAGTCCGATATGGAAAGCTAAATCTCACAAGAAGCTGACCGTATCGGATTTTACTTTTTAATCAAAATAGTTTATTGAAACTTAAAACCTTTTTTACTTTATGACGCATTCAATTTTTAACTCTGCCCTAAATACTGAAATTATTATCGATAAAATCTTTATTATTTAATTCCATCCGTAAGAACTCGATTTGATTTTCTAATGGTGTTTTTAATAATCCATCTATATTTTTGATTGCCATTTTCATACTTCCGTAATGTTTCAAATCATTTATTAAAATGTGGCTTAATAATTTAGCGAATAGGATATTATCTGTTACATACGTTTTTTGATTAGAATTACTTCTTTAAATATTGAAGATAGATTTAAAATACATAGACAGCATTTAAATAGTAAATGTTCTAATATAGAAAATAGGTCTTTGTTATATTTAGATATGGGAAAATACGGAATAGATAATTTTAATATTTCATTATTAAAAAACAACCTTACCAAAAAACACGCTTTAAGAATAGAGAATGAATTTCAAAAAAATGATACTCGATTTGAAAGATATTCTAAAAGAGATTTAGACAGAGATTGTAGACCGAAATTTAATAGTTGTTATAAATTAATTTCTGAAGATGAAGTTTTATTTTTTAAATCGACTATTGAAATATCTAAAAAATTTAATTGTCATAAAACAAATGTCACAAGGTCATTGAATGATGGTTATTTATTTTTAAGAAAATATTTGATAGTCAGAATATCAATAGAGGAGTATAACAATAGCATCGGAATAGAATCTTTTAAATTTTAATTATGAATTTTAACGAACTATTAAACGACATTCAATTACCAGAGATAATAGATTTTAGTAAGATGCTAAACGATTCTTATATAGATCCGGCCGAGGAAATAAAAAACCAACCCGTAGCAATTAGTGTAGGGAGTTCAGAATACAAAGGACAATTTTATCCAATACCGTTTTATATACAGCTGTCTTTTTTACTTTTGGACGAAAAACACTTTCAGCCCATTTTGTCAAAGCGTCTTTTTGTGTTGATTGAATAGCTTTTTCAAACTCAGTATTGATAAATTGCCCTAGTTCTTTATTAGTCTGTTCAGTGAAAAATTCACGACGTTCTTTTGAAGTCATGTCATACAACTTTTCAATGTCAACCTTCCCTTTAAGTGCTGATTCTTTTAGTTTTTTGACTAAATGTTTTGGTATGCAAAATTCTTTCGCCATATTAACATGCTAATTTATCAACCAGTGCTTGA